ATGGACTGGACTGACCGTCATTGCCGCACGTTTCATCGCCACCTGAGCCGCCACACCTGGTTGTACACCGAGATGGTGACGACCGGTGCGCTGCTGCATGGCGATGTCGCCCGCCATCTGGACTTCGACCCGGCCGAGCAGCCGGTCGCGCTGCAACTGGGCGGCAGCGAGCCGGCCGATCTGGCGGCCTCCGCCAAGCTGGGCGAGCGCTGGGGCTACGCCGAAATCAATCTGAACTGCGGTTGTCCGTCTGAACGTGTCCAGCGCGGTGCGTTCGGCGCCTGCCTGATGGCCGAGCCGCAACTGGTCGCGGACTGCGTGCGCGCGATGCGCGACGCGGTGTCGGTGCCGGTCACCGTCAAGCATCGCATCGGTATCGATACGATCGAGCATTACGACTTTGTTCGCGATTTCGTCGGGACGATCGCCGAAGCTGGCTGCCAGACCTTTATCGTCCATGCGCGCAACGCGATCCTGAAGGGGTTGAGCCCCAAGGAGAACCGCGAGATTCCCCCGTTGCGCTACGAGGTCGCCTACCAGCTGAAGCGGGAATTTCCCCAGCTCGAAATCCTGATCAATGGCGGCATCACGCGCTACGACGAGATCGACGCGCACCTGCGCCATGTCGACGGCGTGATGATTGGCCGCGAAGCCTATCATCAGCCGTTCCTGCTCGCGGAGGTCGATCGTCGCTACTACGGCGATACGGGGCCGTCGCCGTCGCGCCTCGATGCCGAACTGGCGATGCAGCGCTATATCGGCGACCTGGTGGAGCGGGGCGGGTATATGGGCGCGGCGACGCGGCACATGCTCGGCCTGTACCGCGGCGTGGCCGGTGGGCGAGGATGGCGGCGCGTGCTGTCGGACGCGCGCCGGATGCACGCCATCCGCACGCGGGACGGCGTCGACGCACTGTTCGAGGAGGCCCGCAGCCATCTGCATGCCGAGCGCTCGCTGCAGGCGGCCTGACCGAAGGACGGGTCGCCGCGTAGTTGTTGCGAAAGGATGGCGCCCGCCGATTGGAGGCCAGACTCTAATTTCGAATCCGGCATGGTGCCCGAAGCTCCGTACCGCCGTGTTCGAGGCACTTTCGGCGCCGGTTGGGGCGATTCCAGGCACCAGGAAAGGGATTCCCCTAGATAGCCAAGCCGATTCCGATTTTCTTAAACTGTCTGTGCCCTCGAATACAGGGCTTTCTTCAACTGATTTTGGAGCCCGCCTCGCGCGGGCTTTTTTTGTCTCGGGCCTCGGCGGTCGCGGCCCTTTCGTTTACCCGAATAGTGCTTGGCGGCGATGCCAGTTACATTGCAATTGCCTTCAGGGCATTGAGATCGCAAGAGTTTAAGAGTCCGCCGTGTGCGGACTTTTTTTTGCCTGGCGCTCCCCGCAGCGGTCCTCCTTCCCGCTCTCTGTCTGCCGCTCCGCTCGGTCCGCGGCTCGCGTTCTCCCGTTCTGCATGATGCCCCGGAGCAACGTCGCCGCTAACAGTTCTCGTTTACCTCATCCAAAGAGATGACCCCCCAACCGGGTGATGGCAAGATGTAGCCAAAAACGACAAGAAGATCTGGCCTCGGAGGGTGGAATGGAAGAAGAAGACGGCTTGTTTGGTGTCGCGTTCGAAGGCTTCCGCGTCGTCTGGGTGGTCGAGCGGTTGCAGAACGGTACCTGGACCGCGCGCTACTGCTGGCATCGCGGCACCGATGCGGCCGCCGCCGCCTCACTGCAGACCGATGTGCTGAACGGCAGGAGCCGAAGACTGCCGGGCACCTATCAGACCGAGCAGGAGACGCTCGATGCGATCCACGAGGCAATTCGGCTCGAAGCCCGCTGGTCTTGATGGCGATCCGCCCGCGCGAAAATTTTTGTGCGTAGTACTAGCCATCGCCAAACGAAGTTTGTATAATCTTGGTTTCCGTCGAGCAGTACTGACGACGGCGCTACGGTGGCTGTAGCTCAGTTGGTAGAGTCCAGGATTGTGATTCCTGTCGTCGTGGGTTCGAGTCCCATCAGCCACCCCAATGAATTCCCTTAAGAAACAGCCGCTTACGAAAGCGGCTGTTTTGCTTTCTGGACATCCATACAGTGGTTTGTTCCCGCCATATTCCCACGGTGGGAATACTCGCCCTCAGAGAGCCTTCCGTTTGACCACCTTGTTTCGGTCGTAGACGCGCGCGGTGATGGCCGGGTTTGCGTGCAGATCGGGCAGGGCGCCGCGCTCGGCCTTATGGGTGGTCGCGTAATACGCCCGCAGGTCGTGGAACGTGAAACGGTCCGTGATCACTTTCTCCTCGAGGGCGGCATTCATGATCTTGCCCCACATGGCCTTGAACCCGGCCGCGGTGTACGCGGTACCGTGCCGATTCGGGAACAGGTACAGGCAGTCCCGATTGCGGGCGGCGTGGACTGCTTCGATCCGGTCCAGCAGATCAGCCAGTTTCGGCGTGATCTCGATCTCCTCGATGATCTCGCCGCGCTTGATGCCGCGCTGCTTCGCGCGCTTGGTGCGGATGACGCCAGCGGCGCGGTCAACCTGCGGCCGGACCAGGTCGAGGAACTCCACCTTTCGATTCCCCGCGACTGCGGCGTATTCGGCAGCGAGGCCGATAACCCTTCGCTGAGGACTCTGCTTGCTGAGCCAATCCAGGAATGCGGTAAGCGCCGCCGTCGCTGGCGCCTTGGTGCGCGGCTGCTCGGTGTTGCGGCGGACTTGCCGGCAGGGGTTTGCCTCGGATTCTCCGCGCTCGATCGCCAGATTGCATAGATTGGACAGCAACGCGACCTCTCGATTCGCGCGGACGGGCGCATCAGCGCGCTCGACCCGCATGTACCTGGCGACATGGGATGCCCGAAGGTGGCCAGCATGGACCTCCGCGAACCGGGGCTCGAGCTGCAGCCAGCACTGCTCATAGTCGCGGCGCGTCGCCGCGGCCAGCTTTTTCCAGTCAGGGGTGTCCCGGTACTGGAGCCAGAGCCGGCCGAACGTGCCAGCGTCGTCCCCCTCGCCGGTGAGGTCCAGCACCCTCCGGATCGCCTCTGTGCGATCGGTGCCCAGGTTGATCGGCTTGCCACCGACAGGGTGGTACCGATAGGTGACCAGGCCATCGCGGCGCGGCCGCGCTTCCATTCTCGGCAACAAGCCCTTGCCGGCCTTGACGGTGCGGGGACGGTTCATGCCGCGACGCTCCAACGCGGTTCGGTGCGGCCTTGGTTCCCCTTCACGGGCCCGCGGTTCACCTGCTCCCAAGTGATGACGGGGTGTCCGTCGACCTTGACCGGCGCGTCGATGCCGAGCTGCTTCTTGATCCAGCGCCGCTGCGCCGCGCCCTGAACCAGCCCGCCCGTCAGTTCTTTCAGCTCATTGTTGGTCAGTACCGCCATTTCTCTCTCCCAGATGCTCCGGGTCATTCCGATGATTCGTGCTGCTGCCTCTTTCATACCCTGCGGAATTCAACTACCCACACCCAAGGGTTTGCGTCCCAGGCGCGTCTGCGTCTTGCTGCGGTCGAGAGTGGCGCGCACCATGGCGCCGGATAAGAGGATGAGGCGTTTTTTCGTCATGCTAGGATTGGCAAAACTAACGGAGGGACTATGTTCGATTTCCCGGCGTGGGCGGACGCATACATCAGGCCACTCTTCGGCGGCGATGCCGAAATGCGTTTTCCTGAAGGTGGTGAGGAAAGCGGGGTTGCGTTCTTTTCTTGGCCTCTCCCCATTGACGGAAGGGAGAAACGAAGGGGCTCCATGGTTATCGCGCTCGAAGGATACGTCCTTCATGAACTGCGATCCGGGGAGGAAGATCGCCGCGCCGAAATCGGCATGAACATGAGCCGATTCCTCATGCCCATCTTGATGCGCTACGATCCGGACAAACATCCCGGTGGCGCACCTCGTATCGAAATCACGAGCGAGGTCACGGATCGCAGGTAACTCTCCCCACGCGCCGCTTGTCGGTGCGTTCATCGTCGGACCTCCCGGCCGAGCGGGGCATCCTTCCACCACTGCGCGGGCTTGCCACCGGGCCCGTACTCGAACTCGGTGAAGACCTGGCCGAGCTGACCCTTATTGCGCAGGAAGCCCCAGGGTTTGACGTCGCGCGCGGGCACGATGAAGATGGTCCAGACCTCGGCCGGCGTGCGCATCGCCTCGGTTGCTGCGTCCGGCGTCAGCACGACACGATGGAAGGTGTCTCCGGTCAGGAAGTTGAACCAGCGGACGCGTCGGAAGCCGCTGTAGTGCCGCGTTGCCTCCCAGTACCAGCCGAGCAGCACCAACGAAATCGCCCAGCGCCAAGGATGGTCATGCAGGCCACGATCGGGATCGGAGCCGACGAAGCGGTGGAGGTAGACACGGATGCCGAAGAGGGAGCAGACGAAGTAGCGCTCCAGGTAGGGGCGGTCCTTCTCCGAGATGATCTTGCAGGGCCGGCGGGCAGAGTAGGCGAGTAGTAGTCGGCGAAGCATCAGGTGTTCTCCTTGTTGGTCTTGGTGACGGCATCGATCGCTGCGTCGAGTGCCGACTTGTCCTGGTACTCGGTACCGAGGAAGCAGACGGGCCAACCGGCGGCGCAGAAGATGCGATAGCGCTCCGCGTCCTCCCGATTCCACTCGACCGTCTGGCGCAGCCGCTTGTTGTCCGCCTCAACCATGCGAATGTGGTCTTGAAGCATGGCGACCTTCTGCACGTAGTGCTGTGGATCGAAAGCATGGAGCCGGTGGATGTAGTCGCGCAGCGGCCGGGGCAGAGCCTTGAGATTCCGCGCCGATGGCACCCAGTCCGGCGTGATGCGCAGCTTCTCGGTGACCAGGCGATTCCGCTGCTGAGCGAGTTCGCGCAGGCGTTTAACCTTCATGGTCGGCTCCTTTGATTTCCGCGCGGATGTATCTGGCGGCCTCTTGCGGCGTCATGTTGCTGTACATGTCGTCGCAAATCTCCGCCGCCCGCTCCATACCAGCCGCGCAAGCAAAGGCACACGCCGCCTTCCACGTCGTCCAAGCGGAGTACGCTGAGGCCAACGCATAACCGTCCCCAAGCCGATGGACGCGATCCTTGGGGTAATCCTCACCGAAGAAGTCAGCCTCGAACGCCTCGCGCACCTGGTCATTGGTCATCGACCTTCTCCCCCTTGCTGGCTGCGGGCTGGCACCAGGAGCACCGCGAGCACATTTCCATCTGCCCGATGATGGTGCCGACCTCGCTCGTCGGCTCTCCACACTGCGGGCATGTGCCAATTTGCTGCCCCGCATCGCTGGCTGGCGGCGTGGGCGCGGCTGGTATGCGATGTTTCGCGCAAAAACCACATGGGCACGTGGCGCGGGGAAGCCCGCTGCCGATGTGAATGCCGTCCTTGTATTGGCGTTCAATGTCATCGGCCGCCGACGGCACTCCCGCCCGCTGCCCGTCCGTGGCGCGGCGGTTCCAGGTTTCGAGAAGGTCGGCCCTTCCGGCGTCGTTGGCCGGAAACCGGAAGTCGGAATCCACCAGCAGGCAGCCATCGTCATGCTGGCCGACGGCGTAGTGCCACTCACGATTGGAGTGGACACGCATCGCACACCCGCAGAACGGGCACGGTTGCAGTTCAGCCATGTCCTTTCTCCTTGCGTGCCGCGTCGATGGCGGCGTCGAATGTGGGGCCGCGCAGTTCCATCCCTCCGAATAGCCAGTTCGGGTTGCCCATCTTGTACGACTGGACTTGGATGGCGGTGTCCCGCAGGAACCGATACCGCGCCGCGTCCTGCTCCAGCTCGCGGATGCGCTTCTCCGCCGCCTCGGCCCGCTGGCGCATATCGTCCCAGTCCTTGAGTCTGTCGGCGGCTTGGTTGCACCACGAATCACGGTCTGAGGTCAGCTCGCGGATGTGGGCGACGAGTTCCATCGCTTCGTCGATGTTCAGGCCGCCATACACGCCGATGCGGCGCTCAAGGTCGTTGAGGTCGTTCAGGTTCAGCTCAGCCATGGTTGCGCTCCCCCTCTGCCGCTTGCGAGGCGATGCGTCTCTTTGGGGCGATCCACACGCAAAGAAGAGCTACGCCTTGGAAATACGTGCGCTCGACTGCGTCCCACCAATTGCGATCGTTCAGTGCCGCATATGCGAAGTTTCCTGCCGCCACCATGATGAAAATGAAGCGTAGTCGCATCACGCCTCCTTCGACGCGGCGAGGGCGGCATCGCCTCTCTGCAAGCTCTCTGCATTCTCTTTGACGCTCTCTGCGTGCAAAGAGGCGGGGGCGGCTTGGGCGAGGATGGCGCGGACCAGCGCCGGCAGGTTCGCCGCCGCGTTGGAATTGCAGACGATCCACTGCCCGGCGTCGCCCTTGCGGGTCCATCCGTACTGTTCGGCGATCTCGAAGACGCGCTCATCCGTCAGCCCCTGCGCCCCGGTGGCGGCTTGCGGCGCGGTGTCGCCCATCTGGTTGTGCAGATCGGTGATAGCGGCTTCCAATCGGTGCGCCAGCGCGTCGCCCTTACCGGTAGTGGTGGCGACATGCTCGGCCCATTCCCCATCCTCCAGCATGCGTACCATCGCCTCGACGGCATCGCGCAGCGGGTCGTCCTGCCCCGTCCCTGCGGCGGGCGCGGCGAGTAGGGCGTAGAACGTCGAGCGCAGCTCCATAGCTTTGCGGCCCAAGCGGTTGCCGAGCGCCTTCGATTGTTTGCCGTGCGATACAAGCCCTGCAGCGGTCATTACGTCGGTCAGGAACCGGCTAACCTCCGTCCACGCATCCACCCCGCGCGCTTCCTCGGCGGGCGCGACGCTAAACGGATGACCGCAGTTCGGACAACGCGCCATAACCTCGTCAGCGCGCTCGCCTGCCGACACCACCTTCCATGCTTCACCGCCAGCCGGCGCGGCGGCCTGCTGCGCGCACGGCTGCGGGGCGGCGAAGAGGCGCGTCCCTGCGGGCAGCTCGACATACAGCTTGGCATGGTATGTCGGGGGTTCTCCGGGGACCATCGCCATGGTGAATACGTGTCCGACGGCCTGGTCGGTGGGTGCCGCACGGGACAGAACCTTGCGCTCAATGGCCCGGGCGAAGTTGATGTGCTCGTAAGCGATTCCGTCGTAATCGACACCTACCGTGTCGACCGCGGTTTCGCGGATGTCCTGCTCCGTCAGCCACACCGCCTCGGCTGTCGCCTGATGCGCGACGGCTGCGCGTGCCAGCCAGGCGCGCCGCGCTGACTCCTTGTGCGCCCATGCACTGGGCGCGACGTCGGTGGGCCACTGGCCGGTGCCCCACCAGGACTCGAAAGCTTCTTGCTCACCGACAGGCTGGGTTTGCTCAGTCATGGGTTTGATCCTTGAGGCAGTCGTCCACCACGCGCTTGATGGCCTGGTGGTGGAGGTAGGCGCCGAGCGCCATAAAAGCTGCGCACATCGCGAACGTGGCCACGATCACAATCTCAGCGCGCATCCCGACCTCCATTGGCCTTTGCGTACGGCTTCCAGCCGAGGGCCGGCAGCCCGGTGCGCTTGTCCTTCACCGCATTGCCTTTCTTGTCTACCTTGGGGGCGCGAACCATGACGCGCGGCGCATGAACGCGGGAGGTGCGTTCGGCCACCTCGATCCAGTCCTGAGCGAACTGGGGAGCATCGAAGGTCGGGCTCACTTGTGTAGGTTTGGCGCTGAGCAGGATCTGTTCGGCAGCGTCGTGAACCTGTTTGCGCCAATCCTCCATCGAGAGGCCCACCGCTGACACCTTCTTCTCAGCGCGCTTCAGCGCGAGGGTGAAGCTCATGCCGTACACACAGAATGCGGACATAGATTTCTCCGGATCTATCGTGACCGCCGTCAGGCGGGAATGACCTTGACCTTGCGGGCGCCGCGGCAGATGGCGTCGATCACCGCATCGATGCTGCAGGGGTAGACACCCGGGTAGGCGTACCGCCCGTCGATGTAGACGTGGAAGATCATGCGGACCTCCAGACAGGGGTAGTGGTCGCATCGGCGTCTAGGTAGGCGTGCAAGCCGAGGAGGGCGAGGGCGCCGACGGCGACAGCGAACCAGAAGAGAAGGGCGCGGAGGATGGTCACCGGACCGTCCCTCCGGCGCGCGCGATGGTGTCGGCCCGCTCGTCGGCGCGGGAGAGGCATTGGCCAGCCACGCCGTCCCGCGCATTGCGCTCGGTCCACACCATCAGCTGGCAGGGCGACATGAGCAGCAAGGCGTTGCGGATAATGACGTGCGCGCGCTCAAGCTCGTGCAGCAGCTCGGTGTGCGCGTCCTCGACGCTGGCCTTGCGGGCGGCGGCTTGATCGGCGGTCATGCTTGCCGTCCTGCGAAGTCGAAGGCCGTCAACACGTACTCGCGCACGTTCTTGACCTCGTAAAAGCGCGGCGGCATCAAATATTTCTCGATCCAGCCCTCGATCAGCGCCTCCAATTCGGCCTTTGCTTCAGGCGTCGAATCTGCGAAGTCCGCGGCGTAGTCGCCGCCGATCTCGTAGGCGTACTCCCCGATCATGTCGAGGACATTGTCGACGCGGAACAGGTCAGCTGCTTTGGGGCGATGCGCCTCTCCGACGTACACGACATCGCCGGCACTCAGCGTATCGCCGTAGGTGTCCAGCAGATCGTCCACGCTGTCGCAGTTGAAGGTCTCGTTGTCGCGCGACCAGCACTGCTCGACTGGTGCGCAGGCATTCGTGGCGTCAGCCATGGCTCAGCCCTCCGCGCCACCGCGAACAACACCAACAGCGATCACCACGATCGCCAGCCACACCGCACCGATGAAAAGCATGAATTGCCCCATCCCGCATCTCCGAAATTGTCGATCCGGGTTGTAGTAAAGCATGCTTTATTTAAATGCGCAAGTATGCTTTAGGTCAGTCCTCCAGTACTCGAGCCAAAACCTTGGTCATCACCACGGCGGAAAGCCGCCGGGAAGTGGTGAAGACCCCGCTAAGTTCGTACGCGAGTTCTCCAGTCGGTAGACGTTCGATAACGATCGTGTCTCTGCTTGCGCTGTCGAGTGTTGCCTTCTGTGAGTGACCCCGTCCGGCTCTGAAGGCGTGCAAGTCCACAACATCCGCCATGAAGCTCTCCGGTGCCCGCCGTGTGTCCGGCGGTATTTCCTGAGCTATCGACATAGCGGCCGCGCAATTGCCGTTGGACCCCACTTCAGAGGGGTGCAGATTTGTCTGCAAATGCCGTCGAGGCTGCGCGCCGGAAACGAAAAAGCCCGCCAAGTGGCGGGCTTCTGTGTTCGGTGGCGAGCGTTAGGACGCCTTTCGCCGGCGATGCGGGCTCTCGGCGGCCTCTATCACGCCGCGGGGGGCGGGGCGCCCCCAGTCGTCCTGGCGCTCAAGGCTCGCAGCCAGGAACGCCGCAACTACCGCGTCCAGTCCTTCCTTTTGCTTGGGGGTAAGGCGTTCGTACTCAGCGCGGCTGGCACGGAACGGCCATGCCTGCGGCACTTCCGCTTGCGCCTGGGGCGAGCCGGCTCCGGTGGCCAGCCAGTACGCATCGACTCCAAGGAAGCGCGCCGCCTTCACCGAATTCTCGGCAGTCAGCGCCTTCGTCTTTCCGAGCAACACCTGCGACACAGCCTGAACGCTGATGCTGAGGTCATCGGCCAGGTCTTGCCGATCCTTCCCGGAGAGGTCGAGAGCTTGGGCGAGTCGTTCGCCATAGGTGCTTGCCATGGCGAAAGCATACTTACATGCCACTAAAGCATGGTTGCTATCTTCGCTAAAGAATGCTTTAATTCCCGGCATGGAAAAGTCCAAGGCAACAGCCCTTCTAGGTGGAACGACGTCGGCAGCCGCCGAGGCGATCGGCATCTCGCCGCAGGCCTACTCGCAGTGGCCTGACCAGTTGCCCAAGCGCCTCGCGGACCGCGTCGTCGCGGCCATTGCTCGTCGGCACCTTCCTGCGTCGCTCATTGGTGTCGAGGAGACGCATGCCGCGACTTCTGGTGGCCGTGCCGGGGGCTGAGGTCTTCCTCGAGAACAAAGACCAGCAGTTCGAGCTGCGAGAGCAGGCGGCGCGCCAGCTGCAGACACGCGAGCGCGGCCTGTCTCTGGTCCATCGAGGAGGCCACCGGCCCGTATGGCCTTCCTTCACCTGTTGCGAGCCACTTGGCTGAAACACCGAGGACACGGGCAATCGCATCGGTATGGCGGCTTCCACGGGCATTGCGGTTCGGGTTGCAGAGGTAGTTGACGGACTGATGGCGCATGCCGACGCGCTCGGCAAGAGCGGCTTGCGATAGGGGTGGATTGACCTGGGCCATCGCCCAGCGCAGTCGATCACTGTAGGTCTGCATGCGGGGCAGTGTGTCATCGGTCGCATGCAGATGTGTCTGCAGATTCCCGGCAGAAATTTCTGCAGGGCAGGGCGGTGAAGGACATGAGGCGGCTCGTTTTTGTTGTTGAGGCGAGTCTAGAAGGCAACGGGGAAAGAGGCATGCGAAACGGATCGCAGAAAACACTGATTGGCCTGGTGCGTGAGCACGTGAACGCGTGCCGGAAGGCTTTGCAATGGAGCCGCGAGGCGGTGGCGGATGTCATTGTCGAGGCGCACGAGCGGATCGACGGCCCGGCGACGACGGGCATTCGCTTCGAGCCGAAGACGACCGACACCTTCACGCGAGCGAAGGTCAACGCGGACCGGATCTTCCGCTGGCTGGATGACGACTCGAAGGACAACAACCTTCTGCCGGCCAACTTCCTGCCTTCGGTGTTGGCCGGTCTGCCGGTGGAAGAGCGCATCGCGCTTCTGAACGACATCCTCGCGCCGCTGGGTTTGACGGTGCGTCGCCTGGACGGCGACACGCACGAGACGCAGAGCGCGACGAAACACCTCGTCGCGATCGCGAGGGAGGTTGCTGAGGCGCAGTCCGCGGTGGCGAACCTAATTGATGGCGCCACGCTGCCCGAACTGCAGCGCGCCGAGCGCGAGCTGGCGGAGGCAGAGCGCGCGATCACGCAGGCGCGGGAGGACGTCGCCGCGCAACTGAACAGCAGCCTGCGGGTGGTCGCATGAACCTGCGCCATTTGAGCGAAGGCCTCGTCTACCGCCTGCCGAGCGGCAAGCGCACCAAGTTCGCGCGCTACGTCGCCAAGACCGCCACTTACTTGTTCGTCTACGAGGACGACGGCAGCGACATCCAGGACCGCAAGGTTCCGCTGACCGAGCGCATTGCGGCCCTCGCCGTACCGGAGCTGGGCCAATGATCCACGAGCTGATGCCGCGCCAGGCGGTCCGGGAGCAGGGCGCCGAAGCGTTCCGCCGCGGCGCTACCGAGCACGACAACCCGCACTGGCCGCCGGGCACCGACGCCTATCTGGAATGGCTCTCCGGCTTCAAGACCGAGCAATACAAGGCCGCAAAGGCCGCGTAGGGGGAACGCATGCACACCGCCGTCGCGCAAACGAGCATCCGCAACTACCAGCGGATGAAGACCACAGGGGAACTGGGCCGCGTCCAGCAGGAAATCATGGACGTGATCGGCGCCTTCCCGCACGACTACTCGCTGCAGGAGATTGCCCAGGCGAGCGGCCTGGCGATCAACACGGTCAGCGGCCGGGTGAACGAGCTGCGGGCGAAGGGCCAGCTGGAGCAGGGGCCGAGCCGCCCGTGCAAGGTGACCGGCCGGACGATCCGCCCGGTGCGCCGGCCGAGCCCGCAGAGGAGCCTGTTCTGATGCAGTCCAGCAACCCCACGTCGTCAAGGTGCAGCTCGTTGCGGACTGTTGGTCGCGGGATGCGCGGACCGGCCGACCTTGAGTCTTTCCGCACAGTCCGTGTACACGGCGTTCAGCGCGTCGTGAATGAACGTTATGACGCCTATCCAACGATTCAGTTCGGTTTGCCTTTGATCGTCGGTAAGAAGGGGGCCGGCGAAATCGTCTTTTATAAGCGCCAAGGAACGCTTCAGTTGACCGAGTCTGGCGATGGCGTGAGCGAACGTAATTGCCGCGTCCTTCGAAACTTCAGTCAAGGCAGTTGCCTGAGCCGGATGGAGAACCTGCATCTGCTCGATGATGTCGGCAAGGTTGGATGCTGTCGTCGCGGTTACCGGCTGGCCAAGACGGTCGCGCACGAACGTGCGTGCCGCATCGAGCCCCGCGAGGATGTATTCGATCTCAGGAAGCAAGGAACCTACCGCTATGCGCGCGTGGACTTCGCCTTCTCTGTGTCTCCTGATTTGATCAGAGACAGCAATCGTTACGGCTGCGGCTGTCGCGCCCACGGTTCCAAGAGCGGAAAGAACTGTCCAACCGTCCGTCTGCGGGGCGAACTGCCACGTCGTAGCCAGAGCAACCCCTCCCACGAAGCCAGCGAGGATGGAACCGAGAATCGCCTTGCGCGAATGAATATCCAATGTTTCGCCCCCCACGTTCATTGCGCGGGGATCGTAGCATGAGCGCACTCGCAACCGTCATCGCCAACGGCAAGGCCGTTCGCATCAATCCGTTGCTGCATCCCGACATGCTTTGTCACGGACAGCAATGCTACCTCCGCATTCCAGGGGTCTGCCGGAATGATCCGGCCACCGTGGTGCCGGCGCACTCCAATCAACTGAGGGACGGGAAGGGCAAAGGCCTGAAGGCGAACGACCGGATGACGGTACCGGGTTGCTTCTGGTGTCACGCCGAGCTCGACCAGGGAAAGCGGCTCACCAAGGAGCAGCGACGGGAGCTCTGGGATCGTGCTTACGACCGGTGGGCCGCGTACCGCCAGAAGCAATACGGCGTGCCGGCAGCGCGCCAAGAGGAGGCAGCATGAGCACCACCATCATGTCCGTGCGCATTCAGTTTGGCGAACAGTCGGCCGGCCTCCGTCGTTGTCGATTAGCCCCGCAGTTGGGGACTGTATTGCAGGAGCTTGCGGCCGTGTTCAAACGCGGCGTGCTGAAGCTGCTCAAGCGTTCTCCCCTCGCGACACATCACAAAGGAAATGGTCAGCTTACACGCGTGGTCGGGGCTCGATCCCCGGTCCCGGACGAGTTCCATTGTGACCCGAATGAGGTCATCGCCCAAAGGGCCCGGGGTGGACTCTTCAATGGTGAGCCTGCTAACCCGCCCGGCGTAAGCGAGCGCTTCGGGATCTTCGTAGTTCGCAGTCGGCATCGTGGATCCATTTCTGTTGATGGGCGGCCATTGTCGCACGCTGGCCGGAGGTGCCTTGCATGAGCTGGGAGGCAGTCACCTGGGCCGGCAAACAGCGTACCGGCCGTTCCACATCGAAGAGCGTCCTGACGTGGATGGCGAACTGCGCGGCGATGCCGCAGCTGCGCGCCTTCACGTCGATGGCCTACCTGGTGGAGATGACCGAGCTCAATGAGAAGACCGTCACCGCGGCGATCAAGCATCTCGAGGAGCTGGGTTTGATCACCGACACTGGCGAGCGCACCGGCGCCACGCGCCAGATCCGCGTCTACCAGCTGAACGTCGATGTCGACGCCGATGCGGGTGAAGGATCGGAAGGCCACCAAAAACGGAACCCTTCCAAGAACGGAAGCCTTCCGAAAACGGAGTCGAAGCCCACCAAAAACGGAGGCAAAGCCCCCCAAAAACGGAGCGAAAGCCCCCCAAAAACGGTGGCCGTAACAGGAGGAACAAAAGAGGAACAGGAAGAAACCAAAGCGCGCGCGGGGCGCGCGAGTGGATCGGTTCAACTTCCTGACTGGCTTCCCGAGGATCTGTGGGCTCACTGGCAAGCCCACCGCAAGGCAAAGAAAGCGCCGCTGACCCCATACGCCGCCGAGCTATCGATCCGCGTGCTGGATCGCCTGCGGGGCGAGGGGCATGACCCGGTGGCCGTGATCAACGAAAGCATCCTGCGCGGGTGGACGGGGTTGTTCCCGCTCAAGGCGCCGGGCCAAGCCACGCCGGCCGGCGCTTCGTCGGTGCCACCGACCTGGTGGGAGAGCGCGGAAGGTGTCCGCCAGATGGGCGCGAGCATCGGCCTGCCGTACGACGGCAAGGAAAACGCCCGCCGGTACATGTTCCGGGTGTTCAAGGCGGCGGGCCCCGGCCCGTGGGTCGAGCGCGAACTGACCGCGGCGGCCCGGATGAACGAGTTCGAGTACGAAAGGGTTTTCGCCTACTTCATGGGCGAGAAGCCGGCCACCGCGCAGCAGATGGCGCAGCGCGCGGCGGAACAGCAGCAAGGCGCCACGGCATGACCAGCATGTGGGGAAAGTGGGGAAATGCGAACGGACGAAGAGTATCGGCACGAGTGCGAGGCAAGGCGGCTGGCGGTGATGCCGGATTGGCGGGTGACGGACGAGCTTCGAGCAGTGGAGAAGGCCAGGGGTTTGGTGGAGGCGCAGCGGCTGGCGGCAACCATCCGGGAGCTGCGTCGAAAGGGAAGAGCAAGTATCGAAACACCCGTGTATCGCTGAATGGCATGAAGTTCGACAGCCGGCGGGAGATGGAGCGGTACATCCACCTGGCGGAGATGGAGCGAGAGGGCAGGATCAGCGGCCTGCGGCGGCAGGTGGTGTACGAGCTGGCGCCCGGGGTGGTGATCCAGGGCCGGAAGCGGCCGGCGCTGCGGTACGTCGCGGACTTCGTCTACCGGGACGGCGAGGGGCGTGAGGTCACCGAGGACGTGAAAGGGAAGATCACCGAGGGATACCGGATCAAGCGGCATCTGATGGCGGTGATGGGCATCGAAATCAAGGAGATCAAGTGAGCGCAATCGAAATCAACCGATCGGAAGTGAACGAGGTCCAGTACTCCGCCACCCTGGGCCAGGTGCAGATCGAAGGGCTGATCGCGGAGGCGGTCGCGAAGGCTGCCGGCGTGGACCTGGCAAGCGCCGGTGTGCGCGTGAAGAAAGTCGAGCTGATCACCAGCGACAAGGTGATCGGATTCGAGACCAGCGCGGCTTGCGAGATCGTGGTCGACCGTCTGCCCGCCGCGCCGGAGGAGACCGCATCGTGAAGGTCAACGGTGTGGTGGTACCTGTTGAGGCCCTGGACAAGGCACGGCGCTACATGGCGCGCCGGAGCCGTTTCACGGCGACCAACGTCATGGGCGTCATCGCGGAGGCGCTTCACGACGCCGGAATGCCGGGGCAGGTGGATGTGGCGTACCGCGCTGCCGACCGGCTGCTGCAGCAAGAGCGGAAGGCGGGCCGCATCGTCTTCATCTCTGGATCCTGGCGCAACGTGGGGGAGGCCTGACCATGCGCTGGACACCAGAAGACGAGGCGAAGCTGCGCGAGCTGTATAGCCCGGCCAAGACGTTCAAGGAAATAGGCGATCAGCTGGGGCGATCGAAGGACGCGGTGCAGATGAAGGCGGCAGAACTGGGTCTGGGCCCCAAGCCGTACAGGGGGTACCGCTCCACCATCTGGCCGCTGATCGAGGAGATCTGCAAGGACGGCCGCGCCCGCACGGTGCACGAGCTGTCCGCGCTGACTGGGGCATCCCGCGTCGCGATCGACCGACTCATGAAGGACCGCCACGACGACGGTCTGGCTCACGTTGCGGACTGGTTGCCGACCGAGCGCGGCCCCAAGGCCCCTCTGTGGCTGCCGGTGCCAGGCAAGGACGCCAAGAGACCCAAGGCAACGACTCCAGCCGAACGCCAGGCGGCTCGCATGCGCCGGATGAAGGAGGAGGATCCGCTGCGCTACAAGGCGATCATCGACCGTTGCACCATCCGGCGGAAGCTGAAGAAGGGGCTCGTTCTCGCGCATCAGCATCCAATCGTCCAGGCGCTGTTTGGCATGGGTGCGCCGGCATGACGGTCGAGGTCAAGGGCGGCGCGCTGGCGAAGCTGGCCGGCATCTGGTGCCGGGAGCCAGGCTTCTGGGACTTCCTGATGCACCGGACGGGCGAGCCGGTGTACAGCGAGTCGACGGCGGCCGCGGTGGTGCGCAAGCTTTGCGACGTGACCAGCCGGGCGGAGCTGGACAGCGTGCCGAAGGCGGAGGCCCACTTCCACGTGCGAGTCAGGCTGCCATACATGCGATGGATGCAGGGAGTCAAGCGATGGGAGCGCTGATCGTGGTGCTGGCGGTGGCAGCGTGGGTCGGTGTCTGCAAGGCGATCGGTGCCGACGACATTGCGATGTACGCAGGGAGCATCGTCATCGGCTGGGCGGTGGCGAGATTGGGATAGGGCAGCAGGGCAGGTATGGGTTTGACAGGACGGGGAGATCAGGGGATGAGGAACGCAGTATTCGCCGACACGCGCCAGGCGCTGTATGTCGCGCACATGGTGATGGCGCTGCCGCCGCGGCAGGGTTCGCCGTTTCGCACGTCGCTGATCCGCATGCTGGAGGGCGCGCCGCGGCTGAGCGCCACGCAATCTGACTGGCTCGAGCAGCTGCGCGGGCAGCCAGGCGACAGCACGGTCAATTTCAGCGGCCTGACGTCCGACGAGGTGCGCGGCCAATGCGCGATGGTGGTATCGGCCGTCGACTCGAAGCTGCCGGCGCCGGAGCGGGCCGTGATCCGGGCTCGCTTCATCCCGGCCGAGTATGAGGAGATGGTGCGCGGCGACAAGTACAGCCGTCGGTTCTTCTACAGCCGGGAGCGTGTCGAGGCGATCCGCTACCTGGCCGACTGGCTGGCGCCGACGGTGACCGCGGTGAGCCGCGACGCGCTTGACTTCTTGATCGCCAAGGCATTCGCCAATCACCAGAAGCTGGTCATCAGCTATCGGCAGCTGGCTGATCAGTTCGGCGGCAACCACATGACCTATGCCCGCGCCTTCGCGACCGTGCGCGATCGCATGCGCGAGCTCGAGGCAGTCGCGGTCGATCGGCTCACGCCGTACTTCGAAGCGAGCGGCTTGATCGAGGTCATTGAAGAGGCGGCTTGACAAGCTGTTACAGCGACCCTAGAATTTTCCCAAATTGCAGAAGTGCAACCAAAGCCCGCCCGGTTCACGCCGAGCGGGCTTTTTCATTGCTGCCCTACGTTACTGCAGGGTAGATGCGTGCGACCGGAGACGGGACCGTGTAAGAGCCTCAATTTGCTTGAAGAGCGGATTGACTTCGTCTCGGGCGGCTTCCCAGGCTTTTCGATGGTAGCTGTGGTCGTCCGCCTCATGACTAACCCTTCTGGCCACTATGCTGGACCACAGCTTTTCGATAATGCTGTCATACATTCCCTTCAGATCATCAGGGAAGAAGATCGCTTGAGAGGCCATATAGGTCCGCAGTTCGAAAAACTGTTTCTCGACTTTCGATAGCCGGTGCCAGAACTCGATTCGGATATAAGTGTCCAGCTTGTTATCCGCGTTCCGGATCTCATTCCGCTGCGTTCCCGTGAGCTTGCTGCCCGCTAAATACTCTTCAAGCTGATCGGAGTTCATCCGATCCAAGTCTGGATGTTGCGATGTCGGAGAAACGAACCATTCGACCCTGGCCTTCGTCTGCTCGAGCAGCTTCCATGCTTCGGGGAGTGCCATAAATTCCCTCTCCTGGAGCTTTAGCGTGCCGCTCAGTAGTGCGTCAATTTGGATCCGAAGCCGTTGCAGCTCCTTAGCTTGATCATGCTTTAGTGCGTCAAGTCGCTCATTGAATCGGTTGTCTATCCAAGCCTTCGCTAAGTACTTGAACGCTTGGTAGGCGATTAACGTAGCACCGCCGCCGACAAGTACTACTTGCCCAATTAGCTGCGCGAGACTCTCGTACAAATTCACGACGTCCAAGATTAGGCTCCTTTGGGTTTGTGCGGGAAGTATAGCCACGTGCCGCCCGGCTAGAGCCGTTTGCATTGACGTGGAGGAAATCCATGGCCCAACGGCGGGTAAGGATGCTGGCTGCTCGCGTTGGAATGGCCAAGGCAAGTGTCCGGACAGTGCAGCCTGGCTCTTGGCGAATTGAAGGATTAACCAGCAGCCAACGAGGATATGGATACCGCTGGCAAAAGGCGAGGGCGGCTTTCCTGCGTGAGCACCCATTCTGCGTGTACTGCGTGCGAGAGATGGGCATCGGTGCTACCTCGGTGGCCGAGACCATCCTCGAGTGCGCGGCCCGGGGGCTGATCGTGCCCTACGGCAACGTGGTGGACCACATCAAGCCGCATCGTGGTGACCAGGCACTGTTCTGGGATCGCTCGAACTGGCAGACTTGCTGTGCAATGCACCACAGCCGCGACAAGCAGCGTGAGGAATCGATGGGATGACCCGCCAGCGGGTGGCTGGCGGGGGCGTGTTACTTGCCTAGGTATTTCTGGACGTCGGTCACCATCACACCCACCTTCGCGACAGCATTCTTGAGGGCTTGCGGCGTGACGCCGAACCGTGCGGACCAGTAGTGCAGTTCCCATTGCTCGTTGACATTGATTCGGCTGCGGTCAGCAGGCCCGCGCTTTTGCAGATCATCGGACATGTTGTCTCCTATGGCGCCGCCAAACGGTGGCGGCGACATTGTGACCAGTACGGCTGTCAGTTCGGTACCCCACTTTCGGGTCATTCGTTAACCCGAAAGTGAATGGGGGGCACCGTAAAAGTCGAGGCAAGCCCTGTCTTCTAGACCGCCCGTTCCCTCACGCGCAGAAAATTTCCCGCCGCACGGAATTTGTTAAAGCTTTAACATCCCGTCCGCTTTAACAAGCGGGCGCAAGCCATTGAAGAGAAAGGGGTTTCCACGCGGGCGGTGTTTAACATCCGAGCCACCGTGGACCACAAATTGACATGGCGCTGACCGGCAAAAAACAGAAGTTTGCCGAGGCGAAAGCGCGAGGTCTATCCAACAAGGACGCGGCTATCGCCGCCGGCTACAGCGCGAGCTCCGCAGCCGCTCAGGGCTCTCGCCTGGCGAAAGACGCCGACGTTGTCGCGCACCTGAATCGGAAAACCAAGGCCAAGGCGGCGAAGAGGACCGCTCCGCCGCCGAAGGTGGCGCCCGTCGAAGAGCGGCGGGCCCGTGAGCCCGAGACGCTCGACGAGGAAGCTGCGATTGCCTCCTTCGACTGGGAGCAGGCTACACGGTTCTCGGACCCGAAAGCCTTCCTCAAGGCGGTCATGAACGACATGGAGACGGAGCCCAAGCTGCGCGTCTTCGCTGCCAAAGAACTGATGCCGTACTACCACCGGAAGCTCGGCGATACCGGAAAGAAGGAAGAGCGGAAGGACGCAGCGAGTAAGGCGGCGAGCGGACGCTTTGCCGCAGCGCCCCCGCCTTTGCGCGCCGTGAAATGACGATATGGAATGGTCTACTGCATGTCCCGATTGGGCTGAGCGCCTGCAGTCGGGGCGGTCGATCATTCCGCCGCCAATCTTCCCTGATCAGGCTGAGCTGGCGCTGTCCATCTTCAAGGAACTGCGCATCGTTGACGCGCCAGGAAGCCCGACGTTCGGAGAGGCCTGCGCGGAGTGGGTGTTCGACCTGGTTGCATCGATCTTCGGCGCCTATGACCCCGAGTCGGGGCGCCGGCTGATCACCGAATGGTTCGTCTGCCTGCCGAAGAAGAACTCGAAGTCGACCATCGCGGCCGGGATCATGATGACGGCCCTGATTTTGAATTGGCGGCAGTCCGCAGAGTTCAGCATCCTGGCCCCGACCATCGAGATCGCAAACAACAGCTTCGGTCCGGCGCGCGACTTCTGCTCGGAGCGTGTTGACGAAGAGCTGAACGCACTGATGCATGTGCAGACGCACATCAAGACGATCACACATCGGGAAAGCAATGCGACGCTGAAGGTGGTCGCGGCCGACTCCAATACGGTTGGCGGGAAGAAAAGCGTCGGCACGCTGGTCGACGAGCTGTGGCTGTTTGGCAAGCAGGCCAACGCGGAGAACATGCTGCGCGAGGCGATCGGTGGCCTGGCCTCGCGGCCCGAGGGATTCGTATCTACCTGACGACGCAGAGTGATGACCCTCCCGCAGGGGTGTTCAAGCAGAAGCTGCAGTACGCACGGGACGTGCGGGACGGCAAGATCGTCGACAAGAGCTTCGTTCCGATCATCTTCGAACACCCGCCAGAGATGGTGAAGCGAGGTGACCACCTGAAGGTGGAAAACCTCGCGATGGTTAACCCGAACTTGGGGTACTCGGTCGACCGGGCATTCCTCGAGCGCGAGTTTCGCAAAGCTCAAGAGGGCGGTGAGGAATCATTCCGCGGCTTCATGGCGAAGCACGGAAACGTCGAGATCGGCTTGGCGCTCCGGTCCAACAGTTGGGCCGGCGCCCTCTTCTGGGAGCAGCAGGCGCGCACAGGGCTCACCTTGCGAGACCTGATCCGACGTTGCGAAGTGATAGACGCCGGCATCGACGGTGGTGGCCTCGATGACCTTCTGGGCTTGGCCGCCGCCGGCCGCGACCGCGAGACGGGAGAATGGCTAACCTGGTGTAAGGCATGGGCCCATCCGACCGTGCTCGAGCGCCGCAAGTCGGAAGCGTCGAAGCTGCTGGATCTGCAGAAGGTTGGCGAGCTAGTGATCGTCGAGAGGATCGGCGAGGACGTCGAGCAGCTGGCGGAGGACGTGAAACTGATCTATGACGCCGGTCTGCTGGACAAGATCGGTGTCGATCCCAGTGGGATCGGAGCCGTACTGGACGCGCTCGAAGCTGTCGGGATTCCCCGGGAGCTGGTAATCGGCATTTCGCAGGGATACAAGCTCAACGGAACTATCAAGACGACAGAGCGGAAGCTTGCCGAAGGAGCGCTTTGGCACGGTGGAACGGCGCTGATGAACTGGTGCGTCGGTAACGCGAAGGTCGAGCCGAAGGGAAATGCGATCTTGATCACGAAGCAGGCCAGCGGCACAGCGAAGATTGATCCCCTCATGGCACTGTTCAATGCCGTCGAGCTGTTGTCGCTCAATCCCGAGGCGAAGAAGTCGTCCGTTTACGAATCTCGCGGTATCCGTTTCCTCTGAGGCCTAGATGAGTGTTCTCGATTTCTTCCGGCGTGCGGGCACGCGGGAGGCCCAAGGCCGCCCATCGGAAGCCTCGGTACCGCGGGCGGAGCTTCCGGCCGGCATGACATTCACGGGCTTGGATGATCCAGCCCTCCTCGAGTACATCCGCCGTGGCCAGGATGGACTTGACGACAATCGCGCCCGCCGCTTGCGCAATATGGCGGTGCTTCGGTGCCTTAGCCTCATCTCGGGTGCCATCGGCCGTTTGCCGCTGAACCTGATTCACAACGGGACGGACATGCAGGTGGCCAAGGATCATCCGGCATATCGTCTGCTGAAGGTTAAGCCCAATGATTGGCAGACGCCCTTGGAGTTCAAGCGCCAGATTCAGATGAACACCATGCTGGACGGCCAGGCGTTCGCTCGAGTCGTTTGGTCTGGATCCCGACCGATTCGGTTGATCCCGTTGGCGCGCAAGTCCGTCAAGCCGCGGCTGACGGATTCGTGGCACATGGTCTACGACTACACGCGTCCGGATGGCGGAGTCGTGACACTGCCGGCGCGCGAGGTATTCCATCTCCGTGACCTTTCTCTGGACGGCGTCGATGGCATTTCTCGGATTCGTCTGGCTCGTGAGGCGCTTGATCTAGCCAGTCAAGCCGAGCGCGCCGCGTCGCGGACGTTTCAGACCGGCGTAATGGCCGGAGGCGCTATTGAAGTGCCGAAGGAGCTCTCCGAGAACGCATACACCCGGATGAAGCAATCCATGGAGGAGAACTACTCCGGCGCAGAGAACGCCGGGAAGTGGATGCTCCTCGAAGAGGGGGCAACGGCCAACAAGTGGTCGAGCACTGCGGCAGACGCCCAGCAGATCGAGAACCGAAATCACCAGATCGAAGAGGTCGCCCGCATGTGGGGCGTGCCGCGCCCCTTGCTGATGATGGATGACACCAGTTGGGGCAGTGGAATCGGCCAGCTGGGAATCTTCTTCGTGCAGTACACCTTGGCAGACTGGTTCACGGCCTGGGAGGAAGCGTGCGCAAGGTCGCTGTTGTCGGAGCGCGAGCTGGACGAGATGCAGTTCAAGTTCAACGAAGGCGCGTTGCTGCGCGGTACGTTGAAAGAACAGGCCGAGTTCTTTGCAAAGGCGCTCGGCGCCGGCGGCCAGAAGCCGTGGATGACGCAAAACGAAGTGCGCGGGCTATCCAACCTGCCTGAATCCGACGATCCGCAGGCGAACGACCTGCGCAACCCGCTCACACAGAAGGGCACCAGCGATGAGCCTCCTGAATCTGCCTGAGATCCGGGCCGACCACCGTCTGAACAGCGCTCAATTCGACCTGCGGCCTGACGCCGTCGAAAAGTGGCACCCCGAAGTCCGGGCGGCCAAGGGTGACGACGATACGACCATCTCCATCTACGACGCTATCGGCGAGAACTGGGACGGCACAGGTGTTACCTCCAAGCGTATCAGTGCCGCCCTACGCAGTATCGGATCGCGCGCGATCACCGTGAACATCAATTCGCCAGGCGGTGACTTCTTCGAAGGAGTGGCGATCTACAACCTGCTGCGCGAGCACAAGGCCAAGGTCACGGTCCAGGTGATGGGTGTGGCGGCATCTGCTGCGTCAGTCATCGCCATGGCTGGTGATGACATCCTCATGGGAGACGGCGCCTTCCTGATGATCCACAACGCCTGGGCGGTGGCGATCGGAAATCGGCATGACATGCGCGCCACTGCAGAGGTGCTGGAACCATTCGACGGAGCAATGGCAAAGGTCTACGCGGAGCGTTCGGGAATAAGTCCTGCCGAAGCGGCCGCGATGATGGACAGGGAATCGTGGATCGGGGCAGACGAAGCTGTCCAACTCGGTTTCGCGACCGGGCTGTTGGATAGCGCCGAAGTATCGCGCTCGGGCGGCACGTCGGCAGAACGCCGCGCAATGGCGGTTATCGAGGCATCCATGGCGAAAGCCGGATACACCCGCTCCGCCCGACGCGAGGCGTTCAAAGCTCTCTTTGCCGGCAAGCCGGGCGCTGCCGGAGAACCTGCCACGCCGCGCGCTGGCACCAGCGACATCAACTGGGTCGCAAGCAACCTCCTCAACTTCTAGGGAACGAAAATGCATCAAGCAAACCGAGTGCCGCGCGGCATCATGGCTGTTCGCGCGGAGGGCGGCGCTTCTCCTGAAATCAAAGCGCTGGTCGAGAACGTCAATCGCGCCTTCGAGGCATTCAAGGCCGAGCACACCAAGCAGCTCGATGCGATCAAGTCTGGTCTGCCGACTGCCGACATTACCGCGAAGGTCGAGAAGATTGACGCGCACGTCGCCGAACTGCAGAAGGCCGTGGACGACGCCGCTGTCAAGATGGCGGCAGCCCAGATGGGTGCGGGCGGCCGTCATCTGACGGATGCGGAGTACTCCGAGGCCTTCAGTGCGCACTTCAAGAAGGGCGACATCCAGGCGGCGCTGAATAAAGGGGCCGATGCAGAAGGCGGGTATCTCACCCCCGTCGAGTGGGACCGGACTATCACGGACAAGCTGGTGCTCGTCTCGCCGATGCGTCAGCTCGCCACGGTCACGCCGGTATCCGGCGCGGGTCTGACCAAGCTGTTCAACCTGGGAGGCACTGCGTCCGGCTGGGTCGGTGAAACGGCCGCTCGCCCGCAGACGAACACCGGCGCCTTTGCTTCGCTAGGCTTCGGATGGGGTGAAATCTATGCCAATCCGGCGGCCACCCAGCAGATCCTGGACGATTCGGCAATCGACCTCGAGTCCTGGTTGGCTGGCGAGGTCGAGACCGAGTTCGCCAAACAGGAAGGTGCGGCTTTCTTCTCCGGCGATGGGGCGAACAAGCCGTTCGGCATCCTGACTTATGTTACCGGCGGTGCCAATGCTGCGAAGCACCCGTTCGGAGCGATCAAGGCAGTGAACGGAGGCGATGCAGCGACGATCACGGCAGACGGAATTCTGGACGTGATCTATGACCTTCCCTCCGCCTTCACGGGAAACGCACGGTGGGCGATGAACCGCAAGACCCAGGGCGTTGTCCGCAAGCTGAAGGACGGCCAGGGGAACTACCTGTGGCAGCCGTCCTATGTTGCGGGTCAGCCCGCGACGCTGGCAGGGTTCCCTGTCACCGAGGTGCCCGACATGCCGGATGTGGCCGCTAACGCGGTTCCGGCCCTGTTCGGCGACTTCAAGCGGACCTACACCATCTTCGATCGCGTCGGCATCCGCGTTCTGCGTGATCCTTTCACGGCCAAGCCCTACGTCCTTTTCTACACGACGAAGCGCGTTGGTGGCGGTGTGCACAACCCCGAGCCGATGCGCGCTCTGAAGGTGGCGGCGGCCGTTTAACGGTCAGCTTCCGTTCGTTCGATGTAAGGAAGGGGCGACGACGTCGCCCCTTCTCTATTCAGAGGAAAGGCGATGCCGAAGCTTGTCAAGGCGTTCCGCGGCGTGGCGGATGGGGAGATCTATCCTCGCGAATTTCAGGTTGGCGAAGAGTGTCTGCCCGAGCTGATCCAAGGAGCCAAGGCCTTGGGCGCCATCGAGGACGAGTCGGACTCCGGGCTCACAGTCGCGCAGCTGCGCGAAGCGCTGAGCGCCAAGGGGATCGAATACAAGGCCACTGCGAAGAAAGCGGACCTTGAGGCGATGTTGGCGCGATCGATGGAAGGCGAGAACAGCGGCGAAGGCACGGCCGATGCTGCCGGGAACGCTTCCGACAGCGCTTCGGCTTCGGAGTAGTCATGGCGCTCGTGTCTCTCGATCTCGCGAGGGGGCATTGCCGGGCGGACCCAGGCGTCGAGGACGAACTGATCGGTCTTTACCTGGCGGCCGCTGAGCAGGCGGCGTTGGACTACCTCAGTCGGCAGGTGTTCGAGAGCGTTGAGGCCCTGAATGCAGCGGCCCAGGCGGGAACGGCTGGACCCAATGCAATGGTTGTCAATGCGGCCATCAAAGCTGCAATCCTGAAAACGACAGGCGATCTCTACGCCAATCGGGAAGACTCCGTGGTCGGCGCGAACGCAGTGGAGCTACCGCTGACCGCGCGGTCTCTGCTGCGCCCTCACCGCATCGTCCCAGGAGTGTGACATGGTCCGTGCTGGTCGCTTGAACCGACGCGTGCTGATACAGCGCCGGGGTACAACTCAGGACGACGCGGGTCAGCCGGTGCAGGGCGACTGGGTAGATTTCACCCAAGTTTGGGCGGACATCAAGCACAAGAGCGGGCTCGAGGCGGTCCGCTCAGACGTGCCCGCTTCGGTCGTCAACGCCAGCATCCGAATTCGCTATCGCACTGATGTGGACGCCACCATGCGCGTCCTCTATGGCGGGATCGTCTACGGTATCCAGGCGGTCTTGCCGGATGAAGCTGGGCGCCGGTTCGTCGATTTAGTTTGCCAGGTCGTGCCTGAGCGCGCGGAGTAGCGCCATGTCGACATCGTTCAATTTTGACGGTGACCTGGCCGCGGATCTGGACCAGATCGAGGACCGGCTCGTCAAGGAAGTGGTCCGGCCAACCGCCCGAGCTGGCGCGCTGGTCTTCTACGAGGAGGCGCGCAGGCTCGTTCCCGTCTATAAGGGCGAGCCGGTCATCAGGGCGAACGGGACGAAGATAAAGCCGGGGCAACTTCGCGACGCGATCTACCACGTGTATTCGGAGTCGGAGTCGACCGATGTCCGCGCGGCATATCAGGTCAGCTGGAACGCGGCCAAGGCGCCGCACGGCCATCTCGTCGAGTATGGCCATTGGCGCGTGAACAAGCTCGTGAAGACCCCAACGGGTTGGATGGCGACTACCGAGCGGCTGGCGGCGCCGGTTCGTGTGCCGGGCGTCGCTTTCATGCGCCGCGCCGGCGATCGTGCCGAGGCAGCGATCGAAGCGATGCGGCGGCGCGCGGCCGAGAAGGTCGCCGAAGTCCTGAGCGGCGACAACAGCGACAGCAAGGATGACGCATGACGGTGGAAGCGGAGATCGTCAGGGCGTTGGGCGGCCTGGTTGACGGTCGGGTGTATCCGGACACGGCACCCGAAGGCACGCAGTTGCCGTTCATCGTCTACCAGCAGGTCGGTGGGTCACCACTGGAATTCCTCGCCGGCGTGCCCGACAAGAAGAACGGCCGATTCCAGATCGAGGTCTGGTCCAAGCGGCGCGCGGAGGCAAGCGGCCTGATCCGGCAGGTGGAGGACATCGTCCGCACGGATTCCGTGCTGCTCGCCACCACGCTTGCCGGCGCGTTGGGCACCTATGACGACGTGCTGAACTGGTACGGCGCCAGGCAAGACTTCTCCATCTGGTTTTCGAGTTGACGCCCGTTCGGGCGCTTACCCAACGCCCGCAGCCGCGGGCATTTTTCGTTTACGGAGCCAACTATGTCGGTACGCCTTCCGAACGGTTCGATCTTTGCCATCGCTTCGGCGCTGGCCGCCGCGACGCCCGTCACGGCAATCACCAACGCTGCCCCGCCGGTTGCTTCCGCGGCCGGCCACACTCTGGTCGATGGCGACATCGTCACGATCGCGTCGGGCTGGACGCGACTGGACGGCCGCATCGGCCGCGTCGACAGCGCCGCCGCCGACAACTTCGCGTTGGAGGGTTTCGATGCGACCAGCACGCTGAACTATCCGCCCGGCAGCGGGGCCGGTTCGGTGCGCAAGATCAACACCTGGACCGAGATCCGGCAGACCCTGACGTCGACGAGCCAGGGCGGCGAGCAGCAGTTCTACACCTACTCGTTCCTGGAAGACACCGGCGACGACAAGCAGATCCCGACGACCCGCAGCGCGCGCTCCATCACGCTGACGATCGCAGATGATCCGACGCTGCCGCAGTACGCAGTGCTGAAGGAAGCCGACGAGGACCGGGAGCCGCGACCGATCCGGTTCCTGCTGCCGAACGGCGACGCCATCTACTTCATGGCCTACGTGTCGATGTCGGACATGCCGACCACCACGAAGAACGAGGCGATGGCGATCACGGTCACGCTGTCGCTGCTGGGCAAGCCGACCCGCTACAACGCCGCAGGTGCCTGATGTTCAAGATCACCCCCAATCCCACCTTCAAGGCGACGGTGACTATCGCCGTCCCTGGTGAGCAGGCTGCGAAGCTCAAGCTGGTATTCCGGCACAAGACGCGCGACGAAGCGCAGGCGTTCTTCCGGCGCGTTGCCGAGGAGGCCTCGGCCGACACCGGCGCCAATGCGCCTGCGCGAGAGCGCAAGGTGTTGGAGGAGATCGTGGCCGGCTGGGAGGACGTCGACCAGCCGTTCACTGGCGAGGCGCTGGAGGAACTGCTGCGGAACTACCACAACGCCTCCACCGCCATCCTCGATACCTACATGGAGCAGCTGACTCAGGCGCGCCGGGGAAACTGATTGAGGCGGCCCGCCGGATGTATTGGCGGGCGCCGCCGGAAGATGAACTCAGCGCCTTCGGGTTGAAGCTGTCCGACGTCATTCCGGACGACATCGAGGTCTGGCCCGACAACGAGGCGGCCGTGAGCATCTTCGTGCAGATGGGGACGCAGTGGCGCGTCGGTGTTGGCGGCCCTGTCGGGCTGGACTACAGCGCTCTCCGATTCGTCATGCGCATGCAGCGCGTGCCGCCCGCTGAGCAGCCCGATCTGTTCGAAGACATCCGCGTCATGGAGCACGCGGCCCTGGACGAGATGAGCGAGAGATGACATGAGCGAGGTAGTCGGGAAGGCCACCCTGCAGGCGGATGCCGACGTCTCGGGCATCAAGGCCGGGTTCGCCGAGGCGAAGAAGTCGGTCCAGGACTTCGAGCAGGCCGCGGCCAAGTCGGGACAGAACACCTCGCGGACCGTGCGCGGCATGGGAGAGTCCGCGCGCGATGCGTCCGAGAAGATGGATGCGGCGGCGCGCCGGTTCCTGCAAACGCTGGAGCGCCAAGCCGATCGCGCGGGGAAAACCGCCGCCGAGTATGCGGCGCTGCGCGCCCAGCAGCTGGGTGTGTCGGACGCCGCGGCGCCGTTCGTTGCGCGACTGAAGGCTGCGGAAACCTCTGTCGACAACCTGGGCATCTCGGCGAAGCAGACCGCCGCGGCGTTGCGCGGCGTGCCGGCGCAATTCACCGACATCGTTGCCCAGCTCGCCGGCGGGCAGAGCCCGATGCTGACCCTCGTCCAACAGGGCGGCCAGCTGAAGGACATGTTCGGCGGCATCGGACCCGCTGCTCGCGCCTTGGGCAATTACGTCGCTGGCTTGGTCAACCCGTTCTCCCTGAGCGCGGCGGCCGCGGCAGCGTTGGCATTGGCGTTCGAGCGCGGTCACCAGGAGTCGGTCGAGTACAACCGCGCGCTGCTGGCGACCGGCAACTACGCCGGCACGACCGCAGGCCAGCTCGCCGGCATGGCCCAGCGCATCAGCGAAACCGTCGGTACTCAGGGCGCCGCGGCTGAGGCCCTGACCCAGTTGGCATCGACTGGCAAGGTCGCCAGCGATCAATTCGAAAGCCTGGCCGCAGCAGCGCTGGAGTGGAAGAAGGCCACCGGTACCGCGATCGACGATACCGTCGCCAAGTACGTCCAGCTTGGTGAAGAGCCAGTCAAGGCAGCGCTCAAGCTGAACGAGCAGTATCACTTCCTGACCTTCGCTGTCTACGAGCAGATCAAGGCGCTGGAGGAGCAGGGGCAGAAGGACGAAGCCGCAGCGCTGGCCCAGAAGACGTTCGCGAGCGCGCTGCAGGCGCGGGCGCAGGAAATTCAGGCCAACCTCGGCTACGTCGAGCGCGCTTGGAGTGCCGTGGCCGGGGCCGCGAAAGCGGCTTGGGACAACATGCTCGGCATCGGCCGGGCGGCGTCGCTGGACGATTTGAAGGGACGGATGACCGCCATCCGGAACCAGATCGAGAGCATCGAATCTGGTGGTGCGTTCGCCAACAGCCAAGCTGGGGCGGCCTTCGGTGGCCGCTCCCGGGCTGCGCTGACGCAACTGCGCAAGCAGCTCGCCGAGCTCGAGGCGCAGGCGGCACCGATGGAAGCCGCCGCGGCAAAGGCGCAGAAGGATGCGGAAACCCAGCGCACGAACGAGGCCAAGATTGCGGCGCAGCAGCGCCTGGATGCCCAGGAGAAGGCAACTCGCACGCGGGCCCAGCAGCGCAAGGACGAGATCGATCAGCTCAAGCGTGACGCGCAGACACTCGGTCTCGCTGAGGAGGAGTACAACCGCCGCGTCGCGCTGATCAACGAGAAGTACAAGGATCCGCGCGGGCCGCGTGCCAAGGCATACACAGAAGACTACGCGACCCGCTACCTGGACCAGCTGCGGCAAACAGGAGCGGCGCTGCGCGCCCAGCTGGTCGATACGGACAAGCTGACGGCCGCCGAAAAGGCGCGCGCCGAGTTCGAGCAGCAGATCGCTGATATCAAGACCAAGAAGGTTCTGACGGCCGATCAGAAAAGCCTGCTGGCGCGGGAGACGGAAATCCGGCGCCAGCTCGAGCTCAATGTCGCCGCCAATGCAGAGGTCGAAGCGAAGAAGGCAGCGACGAAGGAGCAGGAGCGCCAAAACCGACTGCTGGAGCAGGCGCGGACCCAGGCGATTGGTATCGAGGCGCGGATCCGTGAGAGCGCGGCATCGCGCGCCGAACAGTACGACCGTCAACTGTCGGTGTTCGGTCTGGGCAGCCTGGCGCGTGAGCAGCTGGCTTCGACGCAGGCGGTGTATCGCGAGTTCGATCGCATCCGGACGGACTGGATCAAGACCATGTCCGAAAAGGGGCTGGTCGGCACCGATCTGTACGTCGACCAGATCAACCGGATCCGCGACGCACAGCAGGATGCGCTCTCGCAGCTGGACCAGTACTACGAATCCCTCCGCGAAAAGCAAGGGGACTGGAAGTACGGCGCGATGGCAGCCATGTCCGACTACCGCGACTACGCTGCCAACGTTGCCGACCAGACGGGCCGGCTGTTCGGCGGCCTGTTCCAGGGACTGGAGGATTCGGTCGTCAAGTTCGCGATGACGGGCAAGCTCAGTTTCGGCGATTTCGCCAAATCCGTGATCGCGGACCTCGCGCGCATCCAGGCGCGCACGGCGATCTCCGGACTCGCGCAGATGGGCATCAACTTTGTCGGCAGCCTGTTTGCCGCGGGCGCGGGCGCCGCGGCGACTTCTGGAAGTGCATGGAACGCGTTCAGCACTGGCCCCAGCGCCGCAGCGTACACGTCCACCACTGGCGCCACCGGCACGGGGATGTTCAGCAATCCGACGCCTATGTTCGGCGGCTTCCGGGCCGGCGGTGGCGACGTCGAAGCCGGCAAGGCCTATGTGGTAGGTGAGAAGCGCCCAGAAGTGTTCGTGCCGGCGCAGTCGGGCCGCATCCTGCCGAGTGTGGGCGGCGGTGACATCTACGTCAGCACGCAGGTGAACATGCAGGACGGAACCTCTCAGACTCACGTGAACGGCGGCGATGCTGCGCTCGGAAAGCAGGTGGGCGACATGGTTAATGCAGCCGTTTCCGACCGCCTGAACCGAGAGATGCGCCAGGGCGGTTTGCTCTGGAGGATGCGGATGGGGCAGGCATAAATGGCGATCGAAACCTTCAGTTGGCGTGCCGCCGGGCCAAGTGCGCAGGGCGATGTGACCCTGCGCACTCGCTCCGCCCAGTTCGGCGACGGCTACAAGCAGGTCGTTGCCGACGGGATCAACAACAAGCAGCAGACGTGGCCGATGAAGTTCGTCGGCGACGTGGTGCGCATCCACGCGATTACGGATTTCATCGACCGGCACGCCGGCTACAAGTCCTTCTACTGGACCCCTCCGGGTGGGGTCCAGGGTCTTTACCGAATCTCGCAGTACACGCCGGCCGTCGAGGCCGCCGGCGTGTACAGCTGCACCGCAACTTTCGAGCAGGCATTCCATCCCTGATATGGCAAAGCAAACGATTGGTCTCGGCACTCCCCCAGCGGGTACCGACGGGGATACCGTTCGCACCGGATTCGATAAGGCGAACAAGAACTTCGATGAGCTATACACCCGTGCCCAAGGCCGGCTGGCGAAGAACATCGCTGGGGGTGCCGGAACGGTGGCGCTTACGCCAGCGGAGGCCCTGAACGGAATCATCGATCTGATCGGAGCACTCTCAGGGGACAGGATCGTAACCGTCCCAGCGGATCTGCAGCAGTCCTGGGTAATCAGGAACAACACGACTGGATCGGGCTCCGTCACCATCAAGACTCCGGCCGGCACAGGCGCGATCGTGCCGCGCGGCGCCAGTTCTCTGATCTACAGTGATGGGGCCAACGTCGTCGACGTCAACGCACCGCTGTGGAAAGTCGGGCGAACGTTGCTCGCCACCAGACAGGTAGCGGGGCAGTCTGCGGTCACGTTCACGAGCGTGATGTCCGCCGCCTATGACGTCTACGAACTCGAGTTCATTGACCTGGCGGCCACTGCCGACAACTCCGCTCTGCATATGCAGGTCAGCGGCGACAACGGCGCCATCTGGCAGACGTCGGGATACGACTCGATCCTGTCGTCGGCCGGGAACACAAATACCGCTGTGAACCTGGTGAACCTGACCGCGCGCTCTGCAATCGTCTTCACGGAAGGTATTGGAAACGGAACGGCAAACGGGCGCCGCTGGCTGAGCGGAACGGCAAAACTGCACGGCTTTTCGCGAGCTGCCCATTGCAAAAGTGTCACATGGGACCTGACGGCCCGTCTGCAGAACGATGGGTTGTACCGTCTCAGCGGCTCGGGTGCGTGGATGGGGTCGTCCGCGCCGCTGAATGCGTTGCTGATCGCGATGTCCGGTAGCTCCTTTGCGAGCGGCACCATCAACCTGTACGGATCGAGCGCCGCATAGGGGAAACGATGGCAAAGATCAACTACGACATCCAGACGCTGGAGTCAGGCGAACGGGTGGAGTTGTTCGAGCTCGACGCCACGGGGATCGGTGGCGACCTGCTGCGCTTTCATGGCCATACGCAGGTGGGCCCCATCTGGTGGCAGGGTAACGAGTACTCGCCCTGGCCGATTCAAGGCGACGGTTTCGCGCGGACGGGCGAGGGGCAGCAACCAACGCCAACCCTTTCAGTGGGCAATGTGACCGGTGCCATCACGGCGATGTGCCTGTACCTGCAAGACATGGTCGGCGCCAAGCTGACGCGCCACGTAACGCTCGGCAAGTACCTCGACGCAGCAAACTTTCCGGGCGGCAATCCGACCGCCGACCCCACGGAGGAGTTACCTCCCGAAGTCTGGTACCTCGAGCAGAAGACCGAAGAGGACAACGTCGCGGTGACGTGGGAGCTGGCCAGTGCGCTTGACTTCGATGGCGTGCAGCTTCCTCGCCGCCAGATCGTCGCGAATGTCTGCTCTTGGCTGTCGATCGGTGGGTACCGCGGGCCGTACTGTGGCTACACCGGAACAGCGTACTTCGACAAGGACGACAACCCGGTCGCTGACCCCGCGCTTGACCGTTGCGGCGGTAGGCTGACGTCGTGCAAGTGCCGCTTCGGAGAAAACAATCCGCTTCCGTTCGGCTCGTTCCCGGCCGCGGACCTGATCCGATCGTGATATGAAGGCTTCCACTTTGAGGGCGGTGCGCAAACACGCGCAGGCTGAATACCCGCGCGAGTGTTGCGGCCTGGTCGTGGTGATCAAGGGACGAGAGCGATATGTTCCGTGTCGAAACGTGGCCGAAGGATCGGAGCACTTCGTGCTGCCCGCTGAGGACTACGCCGCGGCGGAGGACAAGGGCGAGGTTGTCGCTGTGGTGCACAGCCACCCCGACGCGCCGGCCTCGCCGAGCGAGGCGGACAGGGTGAGCTGCGAGACCTCTGGTCTTCCCTGGCACATCGTATCGTGGCCTGCGGACGACCTACGCACGATCACGCCGAGCGGCTACCAGGCTCCGCTGGTCGGCCGGCAGTTCGCGCATGGCGTGCTCGACTGCTACACGCTGATCCGTGACTGGTACCAGCGCGAGCGTGGCATTACGTTGCCAGACTTCCGGAGGCGTAATGATTGGTGGCTGCAGGGTCAGGACCTGTATATGCAGCACTACGCAGAGGCCGGCTTCATCGCCGTGTCGCAGGACCAGCCTGAGTTGCAGGGCGATGTCATTCTGATGCAGCTGCGCGCGGCGGTGCCGAACCACGCCGCTGTCTACCTTGGCGACGGAACGATGCTGCATCACCTGCATGGCCGGCTGTCGTCGCGCGACGTCTACGGCGGCTACTGGCAAGAGATCACCCGATGTGTCCTGAGGTATCGAGGATGAGCGAGAAGATCCGAACGATTCGGCTGTACGGCTATTTGGGCACGCGCTTCGGGCGGATCCACCGCATGGCGGTGGCCAGCGCCGCAGAGGCGGTGCGCGCGCTCAGTGTGATGGTGCCCGGCTTTCATGCCGAGCTAGTCAGCAGCCGCGATCGTGGCATTCGATATGCCGTCTTTGTCGGCAGACAGAATCTACGCGAGGACGAACTGGTGCTGCCGCCTGGACGCGATGACATCCGAATCGCGCCAGTGCTGCAAGGGGCAAAGCGGGCGGGCTTGTTTCAGACCATTCTGGGCGCCGCAATCATTGCCATTGCGTACTTCAACCCCTTCGGTTACCTGTCCGGTCCGATGGTGACCGCAGCGTACGGCATGGGCGCTTCCATGGCGCTGGGCGGCATCGTCCAGATGCTGTCGCCTCAAGCCCGGGGCCTATCGGCCGAAGACCGCCCCGAGAACAGGCCGAGCTACGCATTCAACGGGCCCGTGAACACCTCCGCGCAGGGTAACCCTGCGCCTCTGCTGTACGGCCGATTGACGGTTGGCAGTGCCGTGGTCTCGGCCGGCATCTACGCCGAGGACCAAGCCTAAGCAACCACTCGTGGTCATCTCATAGCCCCGCCGCGCGCGGGGCTTCTTCGTTGGTAGAACGATGCGCGCAGACATTATCGGTTATGGCGGCGGTAAGGGTGGCGGCGGCGGTCGCGCGCCAGTGGAAAGCCCGGACAGCCTCAATTCGATCGCATATGCGCGCGTGTTGGATCTGATCTCTGAAGGAGAGATTCGGGGCCTTGTCAATGGTTTGCAAAGCGTCTATCTGAACGAGACGCCGCTGATCAATCCGGACGGCTCCTCGAACTTCCAGAACGTTTCGATCGCCTATCGACTCGGCACGCAGGATCAGGACTACATCCCGGGATTCCCGGCTGCAGAGAGCGAAACTTCGATCGGAGTGACACTCACGTCCAGCACGCCATGGGCGCGAGCGGTGAACAACACCCAACTGTCGGCGGTCCGGGTCCGGCTCTCTGTGCCGGCGCTCTCCAAGACCAACACGACGAACGGCGACATCACCGGCTACAAGATCGAGTACGCGATCGACCTGGCTACCGATGGCGGCAGTTTCCAGCAGGTCATGTCGTCTGCCTTCGACGGCAAGACGACCAACAAGTACGAGCGCAGCCACCGGATCGATCTGCCGCCGGCGACCACTGGCTGGACGGTGCGTGTGCGCCGTGTCACGCCGAACGCGAACAGCGGCACGATCGCTGATACCACCATCGTCGAGTCGATCACCGAGATCATCGACGCGAAGTTACGGTACCCGAACAGCGCCATCGTCGGTATTCAGGTCGATGCGCGCCAGTTCAACTCGGTGCCGAGCCGGACCTATGACACCTACGGCCGCGTCATTCGTGTACCGAGCAACTACGATCCGGAGAGTCGCACCTACACCGGCACCTGGGACGGCACATTCAAGGTGGCTTGGACGGACAACCCGGCGTGGATCTTCTACGACCTGGTCCTTCATCCGCGTTACGGGCTCGGCGATCGCGTCAACGCGGCGATGGTCGACAAGTGGAGCCTGTACCAGATCGGCCAGTATTGCGACGAGCTGGTGCCGGATGGGAAGGGCGGCCAAGAGCCGCGATTCACGTGCAATCTCTACCTGCAGACGCGCGCCGATGCCTACAAGGTGCTACAGGACATCGCGTCGATATTCCGCGGCATGGCCTACTGGGCCGCGGGCAATGTGGTGGCCGTGGCGGACATGCCGAAGGACCCGGTCTACACCTTCACCGCGGCCAATGTGGTGGATGGCAAGTTCCGATACGCCGGCACGGCACGCAAGGCCCGCAAGACCGTGGCGCTGGTGAGCTGGAACGATCCGGCGGACTTCGGCCGCGCCAAGGTCGAGTATGTGCCAGACGAGGAGGGCATCGCGCGCTATGGTGTGCGCGAGACCGAGGTAACGGCCATCGGCTGCAAGAGTCAGGGGCAGGCGCAGCGCCTAGGGCAGTGGATCTTGCTGACCTCGCGCTACGAGACCGAATCGGTTTCGTTCTCCGTCGGCATGGATCACGCGCTGGTCCAGCCTGGCAGCATCGTCCGGATCGCCGATCCGTCGCGCGCCGGCCGGCGCATCGGTGGGCGGATTCGCTCGGCAAGCGGAAACTCCGTGACGCTGGACAAAGGTGACCAAGTGGCGGTAGGCGACACGCTGATCGTCACGCTGCCTTCCGGCGTGGCGCAGAGTCGTACGATTGACGTTGTGAATGGGGACACGGTCACGGTGACCGGCGCGTGGAGCGAGCCAGTCCAGCCGCAGTCGGTGTGGGCGGTGGAGAGCGCCGAGCTGAAGACGCAGCTCTTTCGCGTCATGTCGATCAGCGAAGGCGACGGGCTGACCGCAGACATCACCGCGCTGCAGTACGAGCCACAGAAGTTTGGCGCGGTGGACCACGGCACTCGCATCGATCCGCGGCCCATTAGCGTGATCCCTCCGTCGGTGCAGCCCCCGGCCACCAACGTAGCGCTGTCGACCTACTCGACCATTGACCAGGGGATCGCCGTCACGACGATGGTGATCAGCTGGACGCCGGCCGACAAGGCAATCGCCTACGAGGTGGAATGGCGGCGCGACAACAGCGAATGGGTGAGGGCAGGCCGCACTGGCTCGCAGAGCCTCGAGGTGCGGGGCATCTACGCCGGCACCTATGTGGCCCGCGTGCGCGCGATCAACGCGCTCGACGTGCCGTCCATCCCGGCCTACTCGCCAGAGACCGTGCTGCAGGGCAAGACGAGCCCGCCGCCGGTGGTGACGTCGCTGGTGGCCACCGGCCTCATCTTTGCGATCCGGCTGGATTGGGGGTTCCCGGAGGGGCCGCTGGACGTGGAGAGGACGGAGATCTGGTACAGCCAGACCAACAGCCGCGACGACGCCATCAAGATGGCGGACTTCGCTTTCCCGCAGAACAGCCACACCATCATGGGGCTGGCGGCCGGCGCGACGCTGTTCTTCTGGGCGCGCCTGGTGGACAAGTCGGGGAACATCGGTGAGTGGTACCCGGGCGGGCAGACCGGCGTGGCTGGGCAGTCGAGCTCGGACGCGACCGAGATCCTGGACTACCTGGCCGGGAAGATCGGCGACACGCAGCTCGCGAAGGACCTGCTGTCGAAGATCGACCGGATTGATCCGCCGTTCGCGGGGAGCATCGACGACTACGCGGGCGACTCGGGCGTCTTCGCTGGGATCGTGTCTGTGCAGTCGCTGATGCAGGAAGCCGACATGGCGCTGGCCGCGCAGCAGACCACGCTGCAGGCCACGCTCGACGGGAACACCGCGCTGGTGCAGACGACCGCCCAGGCGCTGGTTGCGCTCGACGGGAAGATCTCGGCCTCGTACACGATCAAGGTCGGCGTCACGCAGGACGGGAAGTACTACGGCGCCGGCATGGCGATCGGGATCGACAATGAGAGCGGCGTCGTGCAGTCGCAGGTGCTGTTCCAAGCTGACCGGTTCGCGCTGCTCAACCTGGTCAACGGCCAGATCTCGGCGCCGTTCGTGATCCAGAACGGGCAGACCTTCATCAATCAGGCCTTCATCGGCAATGCATCTATCGGGTCGGCCAAGTTTGCCGATTGGCTCGAGTCGGATGCGGTGAACAGCTTCGGTCAGCGGGTGCTGCGGATGAACTTCCGCACCGGGGCAATCGAGTTCAACGCCGCCAATGGCTCCGGACGACGGGAAAGCCGAGCCACCTACGACAAGTACTACAACGGGTCGGAGAGTTGGCCTCGGGTGCAGATCGGCGATTTGAGCGCGTGATATGGCCTACGGAATCAGAGTTCGAGATGCCGCGGGCAACATCACGCTCGACACCAGCTATCGCGCCGGGCGGATCATCGGCATGCTTCAAAGCGGAACGAACCCGGGGAGCATCAACGTCCCGGGTTTCTCTCAAGGAGAGGGATTCGCGATCGCCGTGCCATTTCAAGGGTCCGGAGTGTTCTGTCCTGTCGCGACCGTTTCCGGGAACGTCCTGTCCTGGGATTGGGTGGGCAGCACCTATCTTCAGTACAGGTCAAATTCCCTGATCGTCTATGGTGTCCGCTGATGTCCTTTGGCTTCCGAGTTCTTAACGACTGGGGGACGGTGCTGATTGACGACACGTTCGCCAATCTCGCGCTGATGTCCGTCAACAACTACACGACGGTGCCCACCACCAGATGGGGCGGTAGCGACCTGACGTTCTCGTTCACGTCTCAGTTCCCGATCTTCGCATTTCGTTGCGAGACGGCTTATGCGACAGTCGTCTCGGTCCATCAGAGTGGGAACACCTACACGGTGGGCATGCGGTGTTCTGGTAGTCCGGGGACGGCGATTCGCGTCTATCTGTTCGACCGCCCGACCGCACCAACGAGCGGCTGGGGGATCAGGGTGCGCGATGGAAATGGAGCGATCACGTTCGATTCGGGCTACTCGTACATGCGCTTGGATGGCGTGTACACAACCGACTCAGTGAACCCGCCGAAGACATGGACGCTACCAGCTGGCAAGCAGTACGCCGTAGTGCAAGGCGGGATGATCTATAGCGAGTTCTGGCTGTCCCCAGAGCCCCCCACAGATCCGAACGCTCGAGGAGACATCATCACGGAAGTCAGTGGAGTGAAGCTCCAGGGCAACATCATGGAGGCCTTCTACTACATCGAGCACGTGATCCCGAGCCAGCCCTTCTACAACGGCGCGTACGGCGGGATTGCCTCGTATCTGCTCGTCGACGTGACGAACATGGGATAGCTATTCGCTGCCGATCTTGAACGACCTGCCGCCGAGGGAACGAATGCGAAGGATCTCCGCGTCCTTAGCCGCTTTGTCGGCCTGGATCATGCGAGCGCGAGCATCTGCGCAGCTTGCCGATTTCGCTTCCAGGCATTCGTAATAGGCCTTGCCAGCGCTGCGGGCGATTTGCGCTGGATCGTTCGGGTTTGGCTCCATGGGGCGAGGCGCGTAGGAACCGCAGGCGCAGAGCGTGGCTGCAACCAGCGTTGCAGGCACAAGCGTGAAGATGCCTTTCATTGTGACCCTCGGTGTTTCTCGTTTTGGTGTTCTCGGCCTAAGCCGGCACCGTCATGGTACTGACGGCGCAGCGATGAAGCACCCCACCATCGTGGGATGCAGACGCGTCTGCAGTCATTCATCAGAGGCGTCTGCAGGATCGTAGTGAGAGGCAAGGCGGTTTACAAGCGACACGAGTCGCACGGTATCGCCGCAATCGTTTTTCATCCGAGCCCGCCATGCGCGGGCATTTTTCGTTTCTGGAGCCTCAATGCCATTCACTGATCCGGACCAGCTACCGGGCGGCAAGAACATGGCCGCCTTCCTCGACATGCTGGCGTACAGCGAAGGAACGTCGACGGTGGCCGGCAGCGACGACGGCTACAACGTGAACGTCGGCGGCAAGCTGTTCACCGGCTACGACCGGCACCCGCGCATCGTGGTGCCGACGCGCTGGGGCCTGAGCAACGCCGCCGGCCGCTACCAGATCATGGCGGCCGTGCCGGGGAAGATCCGGACCGACACGTGGGACTGGGCGAGCCGCGCCTGCGGCGTAGCCGACTTTACCCCGCGATCGCAGGACATCGTCGCTGCCTACTTGGTCAAGCGCCGTGGCGGGCTGCCCGACCTGCTGGCCGGCCGGTTCGCCGAGGCCGTGCGCAAGTGCCGGCAGGAATGGGCCAGCCTGCCCGGCGCCGGCTACGGCCAGCGCGAACACCGGCTGGAGACGTTGCGGGACGTCTACGTGGCGCACGGCGGTACCGACATCGAGGCGTAAGCCCACTGGAAAGGACGATGGATCTGAACGCGATGGTGGACGTGCCGGGGGGCGCGAGCGGGGCATTCGGGGCGATTCTGGCCGCGATCGGCGGGGCGATCTGGCTGGTCAGGAAGGTCTGGCGATCTGACCGCGTTGAAGGGGCGCGCAGCCAGGCCGAGACCGACATCATCGAGCGGCTGCAGGATCTGCTCGACAAGGCGAATGCTCGCGCTGACCTCGCCGAGCAGCGGGCGGACACCGCCTACAAGGAGCGCAACGACCTGCTGCGCGAGATCGGCGACCTGAAACGAACGATCGCCGAGCTGACCGCGGAGGTCCGCCACCTCAAGGAGAAGCTGGATGAGAAGGGTACGTGACTGGCTGCGCCGGCATCGAGATACGTTCCGTCGGGTAGCTCACGCGCTCGAGGCCGTGACGATCGTGCTGGTGATCGCCATGGGCGGAGGCGTCGGCGGCTATGCGTTGGCGCAATGGCAGGCCCGGGACGTGATCGTGCAAATGCGATCCGATCATGCGGCGGAGATCGAGCGGCTTCAGGGCACGTTTGCCAAGACGCTGCAGGCCTTGGCGCCGCAGCTCGGCGACATCGCTGAGACAGCGTCGGCGGCGGCCGGCGCGGCAGCCCAAGCGGCGGAGACATCGGCGCAGGCGGCGCGCACCGTCAAACAGCAGGCGACGCGCGCCAAGCCAGAGCCGCTCTCCGAGGCGGAGCGATCGCGCCTCAACGGCGCGATCGAGGCTGCAAACCGGAAGATGAAGGAGGGCGCCAGGTGAGGGCGATTCTGTTTTGTCTGCTGCTGGCGGGTTGCGCTACGGCGCCGCCGGCGGAGCGCGAGGGCTGCCCGCCGCTGCCAACGATCAAGCGTGGCGCCGGCCGGGATGCGTTGCTGGCTCACATCGACACGACGGCGAAGCTGTACGCCGAATGCGGGACGAGGAAACGATGATCCGGGCTACTGCCATTCGAGCCGTTGCGGCCGGCGTGCCGTGGCGCGCGGTAGCCGCGGCGGTGCTGGTCAGCGCGGCATTCGGTGCCGGCTGGACGGTGAACGGCTGGCGAAAGGATGCCGAGATCGCGGAACTGAATGCCACGCGGGCGGAGACGGATCTCTCCGCCGCCAGGCAAGCGCTGGGCGAGTTCAAGACGGCCAGCGCTGACATCCGAGCCCGGGCCGACGAGTACCGTGGCATCACGACGGAGCTGGACGCCGCGGCCAGCGCCATCCGGAAGGAACTGAAGAATGCGAAGCCTTTGCCTGCTGATTGCCGCCCTGACGATTTCCGGGTGCGCAAGCTGTCCGACGCCGTCGACGCTGCCAAGCGAGCCGCCGCCACTCGATAGCGCGCTGGCGGCTCCATGCGTGGTACCGGACGCGCCGACGGTGGCCGACTACGACGTCTGGCAGGACTGGATGACCGTGGTGCTTGCTGCGCTTGGCGACTGTGCGGCGCGGCATCGGAAGACTGTGGAGGCGTGGGCCGGCTGATCTAAGCCCCATCAGCAGGCGACTCTGCCTCTTCGGCTTGCTCAAGTTCTCTCAAGGATCTCTCAAGAGCATCAAACAGTGGTGCTGCCGGGCATGCCGCAATGATCCGGCGCTCTGGCCACCATGCGCTCTGAATGCCGATCAGCTTGACGAGGTATGTATCGTCGGTGTTCTTGACGAGGGAAAACAACGGGCCGCCGCTCATACCTGCGATATTAAGAGTGTTGTCTTCTGGCCTCGACGACTCATATAGCTGTCCGTACAGGCGCGGCGCGTCTTTCGGGTTAGGCCAGTCCTCTGGCTCTTGTTCCAGTGGTTTTATGACGATTCCGGTGTACTCCTTCGTCACCATGTCCGCCGTGTGATGATCTACGATAGTTTGCGCGGGAACGCCGCATAAGACCCAGTAATCTGCTCGTTCAAACGGGTCGTCCAATTTTCGGACGTCGATTGCCCGAATTCCGTTGCTCTGGAGTCCCAGCTTGGTGAGGTCGCTGAGGAGAATTAATGCATAGTCGAGCCCATATTCCTCGTGAGTTACCAGGTGGATGTCTCGCGTGAAATCGGGAGAGAAGGGTAGGGGCAGACGGCCCGGCGGCGCCTGGATCGCCGAATCGTCGATTACCCAGTTCCGTAAATCTTGACCTGCAGAGAGCAAGCTCCGTATCTCTTCAATACAGTGCCCAGCAGTGCAGATGCACCAGTGCCCGCGAATTTCCACAATGAAGCCTGAGTACGTCAGTCTTTGGGCAACCTCTCGTTGCCCAATGATCTCTACGCTCGAGAGGTTCTCGCAGTTGAAAGTGACCAAATACTTTGCGAACACATCCGGCAAAGTGTCGCCGAATAGTGGGTGATTCTCGTTCATAGCGTATGGGCTTTCGGTTCAGTAAGTTTTTGCACAGGAGCAGGCTCCGCCTCCATCCTCTCCGCCGGATACAGCCCCAAGAAGCTGCGCGCCACCTCGGTGTCTCGGCACCGCAGCCAATCGTCCCACCCCTCCCGCGGCACGATCACGATCGACCGTTTCTCCTTCCCGGGCGCATGCATCCGTTTCATGGTGGGGTGCTGCTCGGCGTTGACGGTCAGCATGGTGAACGAAAACATGCCGTCCGGCCAATCCCTCCAAAGTCCGGCAACGGCAAACGTCGGCTCGTCCTTGAGCCAGATCCGATAGCGCACCGACTTCGGGCCATGCTCGTAGTTCGGCTCGTAGAAGCTCTCCATCGGCACCAGGCAGAGCTGGCCGGTCTTCCACGGTCCGGAGAAGGTCCGACGCTCCCCGATGGTCTCTGACCGCGCGTTGGTGGTGTCGAACCGCTTCACGCCTGGCGGGATCCGGTCCTTCGGGACCATGCGGAAGTTCGCCAGCACGCAATCTCGCTCGCCGTCGGCGTTGGATCGAATGATGGGCGCCAGATAGTCGGGCCACGTCTCGGGCTTCCAGTCTAGCGATGGCGGCACGACGCCGTAGACATCGCGCAGTAGTTGCTTCTGTGTCGGTCGATAGTTGTTGCACATTGCCAGTCACAGAAGATGGAGATCGCGCATGGCCTGCTCGATTGGCTTGATCCAACGATCTGGACATGGCTTCTTCCTAGCCCCAACTCTCCGCGACGGCCTCATTGGCAATCCATTGATTTCTTTCACATGGGCGATCCAGCAGGTTTGTGCCGTGATGCCATGCCGCCGTTTCACTAGCTCCTGAATTCTCGAGTACTCGGCCATGTCCGCCTCCACGTTGCGAAGGCAAATGCTATATAAGCCGCCGGCCGCATGTCACGAAGAATTTAGTTGCTCTACCGTCTGAACCGCTCCGCGGGGATCGCCCCGGGACGCTTCACTTTGACCCAGTCGGGTGATCGCCGCCCGGCGGCATACGCGCTGCCAGCGCGCTTGGCCACGATGCCCTCCAGCTGCAGCGTCAGCGCTTGCTGGTATAGCCAGTCGCCGTCTTCGACCCAGTCGACGAAGAGCAGAGTGTCCGGGCAGCAGTCGAGGATCTTCCGGAGGGCGGCCTTGCGCTTCTCGATCGGCTGGCCACGGATGTCTCGGCCGCCATTGACTAGCAGGTCGAAGACGCAGTAGGCCACGTGGTGCGAGCCGGGCGGCTTGCCGCGGCGCGCCGATCGACGGTGCAGCAGCTCGAAGTCGCTCCGGCCGTGCTCGTCCAGAACGCAGACCTCGCCGTCGAAGATGCAGCCGGCCTTCAGGTTGCCGACGGCGGCTGCGACTTCCGGATACCAGGCGGTGGCGTCGTGCCCGTTGCGGGACTTAAGGCGCGCCGGCTTGCTGGCCGCGAGCAGCCGGTAGCCGTCGTACTTGATCTCGAAGTGCCAGTCGCCCGGGGGGACGGCACGGCGTTCCTCGAGCAGCATCGGGGAGAGCTCGGCCAGCGTAGGGGCAGGCGGCCGAGCGGTGGCCACGGCTACCCCTTGATGTCGCGGGGGTCGTTGCCGAAGCTGTTGCGCTCCCGGATTCGGCCATCCCGGCCGTGGATGAACAGTTCGACCTTTGCCTGCTTCGCCTGCTCGGCCGCCTGCCGAATGGCTTCTTCCTGGGACGGATAATGTACGTTGGTCCGGCCCGATCCCTCTACCTCGATCGCCCATCCGTCGCCGTCGGCCGGCACGACGTGAATATTCCCTGCCATGGTCGCCTCCTATGCGTGTCACTTCCGTTGTATGCACGGGGCGGCCGCGGCGGTATAGGGCTACGTCTGACCGGCGTCAGAATCCCAGGCGCCGTGCACCGGTTCCGCCCGATAGGCTGACCAGAACATGTGGGAGCTCTTGTGGTGGCGCGAGGTCCTCCGCTCAAAGAAGATCCGGACGCGACCCTGGTATTCGGTGTCGATCTCCGCCTCGGCGTGCTCGGGGCCGGTGCGGGTGGGCGGGGGGAGGGTCTGCATGGCCTCTGCGATCTTGTGGCCGCCGACATAGGTCAGGATGCCAGTCTGAGGCGACGCGCGCGGGGTAGGGTTGGCGGAAGGGACTGAGCAGCCGTTGGCTAGTTTGCTGTTGCCCATGATGCACTCTACGTATACTGTATGGATATACAGTATAGGGTCGCGGGCAGGTCGTGAAAAGGCCTTTGTTCTCGTGGGAATAGCAGCCCGGAAAGCCGCATGCAGCCGTGCTCGAATTTCGATCAGTATTCCCACGAGCTACCCGGAAAGCCGCTCCGAATAAGGCTTGATGCCTCAGATTGTGATTCCTGTCGTCGTGGGTTCGAGTCCCATCAGCCACCCCAAGATCCCATGCAAACAGCCGCTCATCGAGCGGCTGTTTTGCTTTGTGCCGAGACAACGGGCTGGCGGGCGAGGGCGCTCGTGGTCTTCAGACCAACCGAGCAGCGGCTTTGGTGATCGTCCACCCGACACCGACACACAGCGCGATCCAACCGGCTGCAATCAGTGCGACGTCGTGCCAGTTCATGGTGCGGCGACCGGGACGAAGCAGCTTGATGGTGTCGTCTGACGAAGGCATGGCCGTCTCCTTCGAAAAGCATGGGAAAAGGCTAGGCCAAGCTTCGACGAATTCACGGTCCGAGTTGTAAAGGTTTGTTGCGATGCGCGAGAAGCGTCGCTTGTCGCCGGACCGCCGTATCTCACGCTTCGCGCAAGCGTGCTCTCACACCTTCAACGCAGTCGATCTTGTCGCAGCGGTCCCACGAGCGAGACTTGCTCACGCGTTCAGCTTCACGCCCGGCTGATCGAGTTCGAGCATCCGGCAGATCGCGGCCATGCTGCCGACCATCGTGCGGCGCTGCGCGCCCTGATAGATGCGGACACCTTTGGACTGGCGGAACGGCGTCGGCTTGACGGGGTAGCGGGTCAGGGAGCGGTCGGCTTGCAGCAT